ATGATAATTAACTGTAAAGAAATAAGAGAGAAAGAAATATCAAAGATCAAAGAAACGTACAAAGGTGGTTGTAAAGTAGTATTCATACAGATAGGTGAGAATCCTGCGTCTAACGTATATGTACGTAACAAAATAAATTTATGTAAGGAGGTGGGAATAGAAGTAAAGCATATTCAAGGTGATGAAGAAACATCACAAGAAGCGTTAATAAACTCTATAAAAAGATTTAATCTTGATAAAGATATACACGGAATAATGGTTCAGTTACCTTTACCAGAACATATAAGCGAAGAAGCAGTAATAAACGCTATAGCACCAGAAAAGGATATAGACGGATTTACTACTATTAACAAAGGTAAGCTTATGATTGGTGATAAGGAAGCTATAATCCCTTGTACGCCTAAAGGAATAATGACTATATTAGAACATGAAAACATTGATTTACAAGGAAAGAACGTTGTTATAGTAGGTAGAAGTAATATCGTTGGTAAGCCTTTAGCTAATCTTATGATTAACGCAGGAGCAACAGTTATTTGTTGCAATTCTAGAACATCTAGGGGTTATTTAAGAAAGTATATATCAGATTGCGATATATTTATATCGGCTATAGGTCAAGCAAACTATTGGAATTTAGATAAATTCAATAAAACTTTAGAACATAGAGAGCTGTTAAAAAAATACATTTCTGAAGAACATAAGGATACGTTCTTCACAGGCATATGTCCAGTAGCTATAGATGTTGGCATCAATAGAGATGAAAATAATAAACTTTGTGGTGATATAGATAAAGAATTATATCCATATTTCAAAAAGGTTACAAGCGTTCCTGGTGGTGTTGGTGTTATGACAGTATTAGAAGTGATAAAGAATAGTATAGAGTGCTATGAAAGGAGTAAGAAATAATGAATGACGTACCATTCATGGGTTTTGAAGATAAAGTAACTCTAAGCATAGTTTTAATATGCTTAGTTGCTTTTATTATATTAACTATTATAAACAAAATAAAAAGTGCTATAAATAAGGAGGATTAAAGAATGAAGAGGTTTAGTGTAAGTTGTATTGGAACATATGAAACGTGTGGTTATAAGTGCCTTAGACAATATAACAAAATAGGGGAAGAAAAAATAGAGGACGATAAGAATTTTTATGGAGAGTTTGGAGCTTTGCTTCACGATCTATTCGATAAGCATTATAAAGAAAATTTAACACAAGAGCAAATGGTTGATATGTTCTATAATGCAGTTAATGATTTAGAGTGTGAATTTCCAGATGGAAAGAAAGAACAATATATAAATGAAGCATTAGAGCAATTCGATTATTTCTATGAAAAGTACGCTAATATGAAGCCTATCTTAACAGAAGAAGAGTTTGATTTGCAAATAGACGGCATATCATTACCATTCAAAGGATTTGTAGATAGAGTAGACGGTAGCATAGAAGATAAGTCAATAGTTATCAGCGACTACAAAACTGGTCGTAGCTCGAAATTTACGAAGAGAGAGCTTTCTGATAACATACAAGCCACCGTATACAGTTTGTATTATAAACAAAAATACGGATTTTATCCAGAGCGTTTTGTATTTATTTTTACAAAAGAGAGAAAAACAAAGGAAATCGAAATAAATGAAGCGTTTATAGAACGTGGATTAGCAAGAATAAAGAGAAATGTAAGAGCTATGGAACAAGGAATATTCTTACCAGAAGCTAAAGGTGGAAAATACTTCTGTAAGAACTTCTGTAAATATTATGATGAGTGTCCTAAATACATCAAGTCTAATGATGGTTGGGATTTATAATACGCAATTTGAAATTATTATTCATTAGATAAAGGAGGAAAAGTGATGCCAACTGATATATTTAAGGTTATTAGTTATAACAAAATAAATGGAAGTATTGAGCGTGTTAGAACTGTATATAGGGGGAATTATGATAAATGTTTAGACTTCTATATGAGCAATAAAAGTAAATATAGAGAACGTAATGAATATTTAGAATTAATGATATATTAATGAACAATTCAAAAATATTACGTAGTGTATCACGTAAAAAACATAGGCAGAATACACCTTGCACCATGACCTATGTTTATATTTTTAAAATTACTAAGGAGAGATAATTAACATGAATATAACATTAAGAAACTATAAAGATAATTGGCAAGATGTAAAGAACGCAACAATGAATACGATCGGTAAAGATAAGGGTGCATACCCTTCTTCCGATTGGAAAAGAAGATTATTACTTAGTGAACATAGTCCTATAAGAAAGTTACATATAGGGTGGAAATGGAGCGATTTAAAATACTGGGTATCAGTACATTTAGTACGCCATAAGTACGGTATAGAGCATTTTGTGTCTACCCAACGTACTGATAGAACTGGAATAAGTCGTGATGAAATGCCACAAAACAGTTTAGTTAATCACGAATGTGAAGCTAATGCACAAGCACTTATAAACATATCAAGAAAGAGATTATGTCATTGTGCTTCGTTAGAAACAAGACAAGCATGGCAACAAGTTAAAAACGAGATAGCTTTAGTTGAACCAGAATTAGCGTCAGTTATGGTTAAAGAGTGTTTATATCGCGGGTTCTGTCCAGAAATGTTTAGTTGTGGGTATCACAAATCAGAAGCGTATAAGAAGGAATTAGAAGAGTACAGAAAGGGGGTAAACGAATAATGGTGGTTTTAAGTGTAGATCACGGAGCAAGAAGTGGATATTGCGTATTTGAAGATGGTAAATACGTTGAAAGTGGGATAGTTACGTTAGATTGCGTAACTTCCCTTAGACAAGCTCAAAGAGAGTTTTATCAAATATTTTCTTTTTATAATCCAGATGTTGTAGTTGTTGAAAAAGTTAACGTTGCAGGAAGTAAATTTGGTGGAACAAATATTGTTAAATTAGCTCAACTGCAAGGCATTGTTTTGTTATTAGCTGATATGTTTAATTGCGAAGTTAAAGAAGTAAACCCAATGAGCATGAAGAAAGTTATAACTGGTAATGGTAAAGCAGAAAAAAGAGAAGTAGCTGAATGTATTGCTAAACGTTGGAGCTTAAATCCTAACCATATATGTGTTCCAGTTTACTATAAAAAGAAAGATGGAATTAAAACATATTTAGCAGATGAATCAGACGCTATTGCGTTAGGAACATATTATTTGGAAGAATGTAAAAAAGGTGCATAAATTGTAAAAATTTGTTGACAAAGTTTTCATAATTTGTTATAATTATATTGTAGTTGAGAGTTAACGACTTATCCGACTTAACGCTTTAACTTCTTTACTAGCACATATATATATGAATTATGTTTAGTGGCACAACATGATTCGGTTTTTTCACACCTCCTTTCAATAAAATTATATACTTAAAGACACGTTTACAGGTTGGCGTGTCTTTTTTGCTTTAATGAATTAAAACTTTATAACTTTAACTTGCTAAAGCGTGGGGGTATCTTTTTGCGTTCTAATGAACGTTACTAAGCATTTTTTTTGCAAATCAAGAAGAAATTCAAGAAAACCTATTGACAAGTACAACTTTTTGAGTTACACTTACTAACGAACAGTTATGCGTTGATAAGCGTTAGAGCGTTTAGTAACGTATAGCAACTTCGCTTCGCTCGTATTTGATTTTGACAAATCAAATGTGAATTTATTTTTTATTTACGTTTCTAAGCGTTAAGACGTAAAGCAAAGCGTAAAGCAATGCGTAAGAACGTATAAAGAGCGTTAAAGCGTAAGCAACGTTAGTTAACATAATAAACGTTAAAACGTAATGAACGTAAAGCGAAAGCGTTGCTACGTAAAGAACGTACTAAACGTACATTACGATATAACTATTACGAGGGGGTAATTATACCTATGATTAGGTTAAGTTATAAACAACAAAAATTAGTTGATTTTATAAATAATTATAGAAGATATGTAGATCTAAACCCTATAAAAGAGTTTGAGAGTAAAGAAGCACTTGATATGTTCATAAGAGAGAATTACAACAAAGCAAAGGTGTGTAGAGCTAGAGGTAGAGAAATGATGGGGTATTATAATAATACTAAGAGTGGTAGACTAAATGCAGAGATACAAAAAGGGAAAGCGACAAATAGTGGTCTATGCAGTACAAAGCAAAGTGAATGGAATAAAATACTTAATGAAAGAGTTAAAATAAAAGAGTAGGCGTAACCTACTCTATTTTTATATTCTTGTTATTTCAACTTTCTTAGCATTTGATATATGATTTTTTATTTGCTCTATTATGTTACTTAGTTCTGCGTATGATCCAATGTGTTTTCCGTCAATAACAACTCTATATACAGGTTTAGTAGTAGTTGTCGTTGATTTGTATTCAACGCCAGTTATACCTTTGAATAGAGCTTTGCAAACTTTTTCTACGTCAAATAAATCCATATCTGCTTTGCTATCACAGAAACCTAACTCAACAAGTATTGCAGGAGCTTTAGTGTTCTTGATAACGTAGAAGTTAGCAGTTTTAATACCTCTATTTTTCCAACCTACTCCTTTAACTAATTCATTTTGAACATTAGTTGCATAAGTCTTTCCTTTCTTAGATGAAGAATAGTAATACGTTTCTACTCCCATAGCGTTATTTGTTTTTTGATAAGCGTTAAGATGAAGAGAAACGAATAAATCTAAATTAACACTATTAGCTTTATTAACTCTATCGCTTAGATCACTATTACTTTTATCTACAGTACAATTATGTACTTTATGACCTTTCTCGGTTAGCATTTCGGTAAGTCTTTTATGTACTTTTCTGTTCATATCAGTTTCACTAGCGTAACAACTAGCACCAGTACCTAATCCAGAAAGTGTGTGTCCTGCGTCTAATCCAATATACATTAAATCAACTCCTTTGCTTCGTTAGTAGCTTGTCTACTTACACTTGCACCAAAATAATAACCAACAACCATGCTAAATACGCTTAGAAATTCTGTAGAACCTATTTGCTTGGTTAGTGAAAGTACACAAAACACTACTGTAAGTAATATTGCGATAATCTTTTTTACACTTATAAGTTTGTTCAAAAATATCACTCTCCTACTTTCTAGTTTTAGTTGTTTTCTTTGCTTTTTTCTTACAAGCCATTACTTATCACCTCGTTTTATTTGTTCTTTGATGTCATCTACATCTACTTTTATAATATTCACGTCTTCCCTTAGCTGACCAAAATGTTCTTTGAAGTTATCAATAATTTCAAGCAATTTTTCTTCTCTTGATATTGAACGTGCTTCTCTTTTTTCAGTTTCTTTAAGAGTATAAATAACAAGGAGAATACAGACAATAGTCCATATTCCTTGCCCTTCTAAAGCTCTTATAAGTACATCAGACATTTTATCACCTCTAGTATATATTTAATGCTTTCATTAGTCTTTCTAACTCTTGCTTTTCTTTTAATTTTTCTCTTGTGTTTATGCCCATTGATTGTGCTTTTTTTTCTAAGTTTTCAAGTAGTTCTTTATACTCTCTTACTTCATAAGACGTTCTCTTATCTACATTAAATTCTTGACCACCTAATCCTAGTAACGCCATTAAACCACCTAACTTATCATCAGATGTTACATTTTCAAATGACCTATCCATAGTTCTTACACTAGGTAAAGCGTTAGTAATTAAATGTTTAGCTTTAGCATTGATGTACTTTGTTCCGTCCTCACCTATTTCAGTTTGTCCTAATATTCCACCTAAAAGACCTTCTATTGGAGAAGCTTCTTTTATTTGACCTTCGTAATTCTCTATTTCATTACCGAATGTAAAGTTTTTATTTGTAGCGAGTTCTAAAGGTGTTTTTATTATAGGGTTAAGTGAACCTAGAATATTAGTATCTTGAATCCACGGTAAGTTAGTAGATATTGTACGTTTCTTTCCACCAAAATTAGTTATTATTTTGTCATTGTCGTTATCTTTTATAAGAGCTTCTTCTTCTTTTGATACATTAACTTTACGTTGGTTATCTAATATTCTTCTAGCATTTTTAACTGGTGTAGGGTTGTGCATAAGCGTATCTATTTGTAGTTCCATATTCTTCTTAGCAAATGTATAGAATGGTATTATACGCTTCATAAAATCAGTTTCAAAGTCTGTCAAATCAGAATAATCGAATAAGAATTTATCTACATGAGCTTTAGCTTCAAGTGGTGAGTAACCTCTTTCTAAAAGTATTGAGAATTGCTGACGTTTAGCAAGTTTTTCAATATTATCACCTACTTTTTGTGAAGTATTAAATATTGCTTCTATAGGATTAGTTTTAGGTTTTGTAACTCCGTTTATCAATTCATCTATTGTTATGTTACCTTTACGAGCCTTATTAAACTCTGTGCTTAATTGCGTTACATCATCTAAACCAACTTGTTTAAACAAATCATTAACCATTTTACCAGTATATTCTACGCCATCAACACTTTTAAATAGCACTTCTGCACTATCTTTACCAACTTCGTTTGCTATTTGTAACCATTTAGGATTAAGTGCTTCTGCTCCTACATCAAGATATATTTGGAATGAGTTACCGAAAGCGTTTCTTACATGGAATCCTACACTTGTTGTAGCCATCTTCTTCCATATTCCAGTAAACTTATCATATACTTTTAAGAAATTGTCTTTATCTTTTGTGAATTGTTCTGTCATAGCTTTTTGATAAGCGTCATATGTTACGCTATCTATAGCATAAACTGGAACATTCTTCGTACTCATGTTTATTTTTTCAAAATCTTCCCATGTAAGCTCTGTGTAATCAATAGCTCCATTATATTGATCTGCTTTTTTTGACCACATAGTTTCTTTTAAATTCTTTTGAAGTGATTCGTCCTTTAGTGCATTAACAGTAATATCAGCACTTTCACCTTTAGGATATACAAGTTTTACGTTTCCTTGTTTAACTTGTTCTTTAAGTTCTCTAGCAAATGCACGTTGAGGTAAACTAGAGAATAACTCATTTTTAGCTTGTTCGTAAGTTTGCCCACCTTTTACTTTTCTATAATTTTCAACTTTATCTAACTTATCTAATGCTTCTTTTTTAACCTTTTCTAACATACCATCTGGTAAATAATTTTCGTTAGGCATAAAGTTTTCTATTTCGTTCCTAATAGATTTATAATCTTGTTTGTTAAGTAGCCCGATAAAGTCATTGTAAATTCCTTGCTCTGTTTCTTTAACCCACTTTCTATTACCAGTTGCGTTCTCTACTATGTTATATAAACTTCCGTCTTTTCCTTTTGCCCAACCAAGCTTAACACCCATTTTATCAAGGTACATATCTTTAAGCTTAAAGTCATAAAAAGCATTACCATGTTCATACGTTCTTTGTATCATAAGTCTGGCAAGATCACGCTCAAAGAAGTTTTTTATTGCTCCTTCCTCACCAAACTCTTCTAGTGTTTTCTTGTAGATTGCTTCGTTAAGTTCAGCGATAGTGCTAGTTCCATTACCAGTTCTTGCTTTCATAAACTTTTGTTCATTGTAACGTAAGTTCTTTCTATCTCTGAAATAAGCTTCAAGGAATACATTTAAATCTGTGTTATTAGCAGTTTTCTCTAGTGCTTCATCACTCATACGTCTAGGAACATAACCTTGTGTAGTTATAGAGTTAACATCAAGCCCGAAGTCTTTTTCATCAGCTAAAAGTTTTCTCATATACTCTGTGTAGTTTACGATAAAATCTTCTGCTTCTTTAGTTCCACCTAAAGCGTCAACTACCTCTTTGTTATCTCTTATTAACTCTACTGGCGTTTTCATTGTCTTTTCGCCATCTAAATTTCTTATATTCTTCTTCATGTTTTCAGCGTAAGTGTTGTAAAGTTTATTACCACTTTCGCCAAACAAGTTATCTATTGTTGCAGTTAATCTAGCAATATCATCTTCACCATTCTTTACTTTAGCAAGTGAAGTTTCTAAACTATCCTTTGTAAGTCTAGCTCTGCTCTCAAACTTTTTAGCACCAGTAAATCGTTCTAATGCTTTGTCAAATTCAGCGTCATTGATACCTAGTTGTTTAAATAGCGTTTGTATTTCATCAACAGTTTTCTTAGACAAATCAATACCTATTCTAGCGTTCTTTCCTGCAACTATATCAGCTATTTCAAGAAGTTCACTACGCTTAGATTTACTTATACCTTTAATACCGTACTCTTTAAGCATTGCTCTAAGTTCTTTTGTATTCATATCGTTTATCGTTCTGTCTTTAACTTTAGATGTTATATCGTCAGCTATTTTTTGAACATCTGCGTCTATAGGCTTTTCGTACTTAACATTGCCAGGAAGTTCTTTAGTTACTGTTGCTTCTAATTGAGCAGTAGTTTGTTCTGACATAGCTTTATTAAATGCTCTACGTTCTTCATATCCTCTTTGTAAATCTTCAACTATTTGTTGTTTTTTACCGTTTTTGTATTTTAATTTTGGTTCATCATTCCTTATAAAATCTAAAGATTCTTTTGAAAACACTTCTCTTAATTTATTAGGTGTATCTTCTGGAATTGTTATAGGTCTAGTGTTCAAATCATTTTTTGCAGTATTGTTTGTGTTTTTAGATGGTGTTATATCAAGTTCATCAAAATACTTATTAAGCTTAGAAGATTTTATTTTTACTTCTTTTTGTAATGCTATTAATTCATCAATTTTATCAGATGATATTTTCATATAATCGTTAATATCGTCTATCTTTTTGCCAATAGATAGTCTTTCTCGTGGTGTAATATCTTGGTTTCTTAGCAAATCATTTAGCTTCTCTATTTCTTCGCTTAACGTTTCTTTTGATTTCTTTAACGTTGATATTTCTTTATCAATGTTGTTAGAGAACGAATCTAATTCTAAATATTCTTTATAATCCCCACCATGTTGAGTTAATTTTTCTATTGATGTTGAATTTTCTAATGCTTCATCTATTTGTTTTAAAACGCCATCTATACTAGATGTTAAACCTTCGTATTCTCCGTTTGTTAAGTATTGTCTATCACTAACTTTTTTAGAGAAGTAATCAGATACTTTTTTCTCTGCGTCCTTAACATTCTCATAATTAAAGTTTAAACTATCTTGCCCTGCATAAACGTTTTTGTTACCCATAAAATAATCATTTTCAAGCATATCATCAGCTATTCTTTCAGCTCTTCTCATTAATTGTTGTTGTTCTTCTTTGCTAAGTTCAGAGAATACTTTACCGTGATATTTCTCTGCAAATTCTCTTGTTATTTGTTGCTCTGCAAGTTGTACAACTCCACCTTTATTAGTGATTTTATAACGTTTAGGTAAATTATCTATTGTTACTCTCTTAGCACCCTTGTTACCACTATTAAGATATGATAGTATTTCTTCTAAATCATGTTTTTTACCAGTAACAGTATCTAATACTTCTGTTACATGGTCGAAGCCTTTAGACATTGAACTATCTATTCCACGACCTTTAACAATTGACCTCATTTTTCTTGCAATGTCATTTCTTAATCTTTTTTCTACAGTATCAGTAAGAATAGATGTTCTACCATAAATAGATTTCATACTACCTTCTGTTAATTGTGATATATCATCAATTCCGTAAAGCTTTGCTAAGTCTTTTAAATTAGCTTTCGATTTATCACCGTATATTGTTTGTCCATCAAATAAACTAGAGAATCTATTTTTGAAATCTTTGTAATCTAAAGGTTCTTTAGGTGAAACATGATATTTACTCTTATTATTTAACATATTTTCAGCTTGAAGATGTATCATTTTATCAAATACTTCACTTGCTAATTCGTCACCTGAATGTCCTAGTTCTCTTAACATTTGATCTTTTGCACTAAACATTTCATCTACTCTAGTTTCTATAAGGCTTCTGTATTTATCATATTCTATTTGCATAGATGTTCTTGGTAATATTTCAGTACCTTCTTTTGGATTTTTAATATTACTATGTTCTATTCCAGTAAAGTTATCTGCTTTTTCTATAGTTTTATCAACGTTCTTTTGTATCATTTTATCTAAGCTATCCATAACTTCTTTAGTATTATGAGGTGTAACATATGTAGATACATTATTAGCTTCGTTGAAGTTTTTCATATCTCTCTTTATTGTCTTGTACATATCATCAAACGAAGTACGTATTTGTGACATTTTAGAACGTATCTCATTAGCTTCTTTTATGTTTCTATATCTTGTTCCGTCTGGTCTAGTCTTAGTTATTTTTTCAAGTTGCTTATTAGTTATATTATTTAACACTTTTTCACGTTGCTTTGGAGTTAAGTCCAAGAAGTCATCAAACTTTTCTTTCTTCATTCCAGAAAGTTTTAGCCAATCTTCTATAGCACTTTTACTTTTATCAGCATAAAGTTCCCAAAGTGTTGTTGCTTCTGGATTAGTTTCTTTAAGTTCGCTTATTACATCTTTTTTATTTCTCTTTATATCAAGTTCGCTTATATCACGTATTTGTTCTGTTTCACTAGCAACTTCATCTATTGCTTTTGCACCAGTAGATTCTATAAAGTCATCTATTTGTTTTGCATTATCAAATTCTTTTTTAGTGTTATTTAAAAGTTCATAAGCCCTTTTTCTCATAGCTCTTTCGCTTTCAGTAACAGTTTTTGTTGCATTATCAAGCTCTCTTGAAGCGTCATTTATAAATTTTTCAAATATATTGTAATGAGCTTCGTCTTTAAGCACATCAGAAACGTTATGAGTTTTAAGCTTTTCCATAAGTGAAGATATTTCTTTAGTGTCTTTTCCTAACGCTTTCATATCTTCTATAAGAGTTTTAACTTGTGCAAAGTTTTCTTCATTCATAAATTCTTTAGCGTATTTACTTTGATTCTTAACTTCTTTTGAAGCAACTTGTTTAGCGTACTCTAATGGATTATTTTTTATTAATTGTTTTAATTCATAATTAGTATCAAGCTTCTTTAAGATACTTTTAGGTAAAGCTTCTAATGACGCTCTTATACCATCTTCGCTCTTTTTAAAGTTCCATGTGTTCTTTATTGCTTCTCCACTTTTTTCTAATCCTTTTCCAATCGTTTTATCTATACCCAAGGTTCTACTTATCTCTGCGATTTTATCAGCACTAATTATCTCTTTTTCTATCGTTGTAAACGGAACAGTAAAGTTTAATCCTTTATAATTTTTAACGTTGTTTTTATTAATAGTTTCTGTAATTTTCTTAGCTTGTTGTGTTAAATCAACTACTTTATCAGCGTTTTTAGTTCCTTTAGCAACACTATTAATACCTTTTATTGCGTTCTCTACTGCTTCTTGTGTAACTTCTGTACCTACTTTTGATACTGTTTTACCTTTTGTTAATGCACCAAGTCCACCAGTAAGATAAGTAGTTGGATCTAGTAATATATCAAGTGCTAGTCCACCAGCAAAACGTCCTGCCTTTTCACCAAAACCTTCATCACCAGTACGTTCTCCTGCAACTAAATCAACTAAATCACTACCACGTTTTATTTTGTTTTCATCACTTGTTAAAGAACCAACGAACCCATCACCTAAACCTTTTAAAAATTTAGTGTTTTCATCACCATCAAGTGCATTATAAAGTCCAGTAGTTACGGCTTGACCACCTGCTGATATGATATTAAAGAACCTAGTAAGTAATCCTGCGTCATTTTTAGCTTGTTCTGGTACTTCTATCCCAGAAGCGTTAAGACGTTGCTTTAAATCATAAATATCTTTTCTGTTGTAGAACGTACTGTCTATCGGAATATCTGGTAAGTTGTTTTGTTGTTTGTCTGCCCAACTATCCATACCTATAGATTTTAAATATCCAGTATGAAGTATATCGTTTACTTTTGGAGTTTCTTCTTTAGGAACAGAGCTTAATATTTGTTGATATGGATTTTTACTTGAATATTGCTCATTTTCAAAACCAGAAAGGGGAGAGTAATCCCCTAATGAGTTAAAATTAGTAGTTGTTTTTCTTGTGCTTTTAAGCATATCATCTAACCAATTCATAATCTTATCGTTCCTTTCTAAAATCTACTAGATAAGCTATAGAAGTCTTGTGTTCCTATACCTTTGCTAGAAGAAGATGATGATGAAGATTGTGTTTTTTCTCTATTTCTTAAATATCCTTGTACACTTGTGCTTAATGGATTTCGATTTCCCCAATCAGTTATGTTCTTTTGTAAGTCAGAATAATCATATCCATACTTCTTATTATCGTTATACATTGACACATAAACTTGATGTAATGCTTTATATTTATCATCGTTATCTATATTTGGGTTAGCTATTAAGTCGTTTATAGTATTTCTGTAGTTGTTATAAGCTTCTCTTTCTAACTCTTGATTATAAAGTTGTTGTTTATAATCAAACTCTTTTTGTTTCCAAGCGTTACTACTATTCATTTGCTCTCTTTGAAGTGCTAATTGTGCATATTGATATTGCTTTTGCATTTCAGCTAAAGCATATTGTTGTTGTAATTGTCTGTTTTGGAAGTTTTTATTCCAATCTCTATCTTCTAATTGACGTGCTAAACTCATAATAGCGTCTAATTTATCAGCTTCCATTTGTGCTAACGTGTTATTAAAGTTTTGTTCCAATAATTTCTTTTGTTCATCAATATTATTTAAATCAGCAGTTCTGTTTCTATTTATATCTCCTATAAGTCTTGTATTTTTAGCGTCTTGTTCTGCTAACCCACTTATAGCAATAGAAGAGTTTGATAATCCTCTACCAAGTAATGCGTTTGATACATTATTTTTGTTAAGCTTATTATTTAAGTTTTGATTTTGTACTTGCAGATCATAATTATTATTTATTCCAGTTTTTTGTTGTTCTAAATTTTGCTGATTACTTGCAAGTTGATTTTTTAAAGCGTCAACTTTTAAGTTATAACTAGGAGTATATTGTTGTTGAGCTTGTTGATAATATTTATTATTAGCGTCCATTATTTCACCTCTATTTATTTGTGTATTTCATTATCGCTTCTATAGTTCCATAAACACTTATTCTTGCTAAATTCGTTGTATCTACTTTTATAATATTCCACTCACCAACCTTTACGTACTGTGATATGTCTATGTTATTAGCAGTAGCGTTACCACTTGATACAGAACAAACTTTATTATCATTAACATAAACATTTGTAGTACCTGGGGCAGTAGTTGATACTCTTATTCCTTCTTTTAGTTCATGGGTATGCTCTGGTATAGTAACACTAGCTTCACCAGTATGGCTATGTGGTGGAACGCTTACACTAACACTTATAGGTGGTAATTCATGTGAGTGTTGAAAGTTCTTTAAGTCTGCATAAGGAGTTACCTTATTTAAATGCATACCGCTTAATATAGCACTCGCTAAACCTACTTTATCTGTTGATTGTAAAAAACCACCCATAAGACTAGACATATTACCATTCATATTTCCATCTATAAGATATTTTGTAGGTGCTTCATATTCATAAGGTGGAGTTCCCCATTTTGTTACGTAAGCAGTTTTTGAAGCAGTATATCCACTACCAGTACAACTACCACCACCAGAGATACTAAGGTTTACACTACCTCCTGCAACTCCACCACCACCTTTTGTTACATCACTATCCATACGATAGTTTTCTACAAAAGCGTTAAGTGTAGCTCCTTTAATAGTTTTAATATTAGGTGGAACATAGAACCTAACATAAAGAGGATAAGTTTTATCTACGTTACCATCACCTTGAAATGGTATATATTGTGTGAGTATGCTATTTTGTAACGCAGTATCAGTATCGCTAAAGTTTATGTCGCCGAACACCTTTTCAAATATGTTCATAAAATTTTCATTAATTTTCATTATATCTTGTCCAGTTGTTCCTCTGACTTCTTCTCTTACATATGTCATATTTTATCTCCTTTAATCAGCGTCTAGTTCACAAATAAGCTCTGGTGCAACTAACTCAAAACTAGAGTTATCAACATTTTCTATCATTAATTGGAACATACGCCCTTTGTTTTTTAATTTCTTTCTTAACAACGTTTCTTCTTCTGGCAAATCAATAATAAGTTCTTTTGTTTTACGTTCTGTTTTTAGTTTTAACTTTAACTTTCCTTGACCTTTAACTCTAAGGTAAATATAATTACTCATTTTACGATAGTTTTTAGCACCAAAATCAAATAATGGAGTAGTCCAAAGAAGTGGTAAAGCTTTTGTTCCGTTGAACAAGCTCTTGATTTTTTCACCAGAAGAGTATAGTAATTCGTTCTCAAACTCTAGGAACGAGTTTATATTGTCTATATCATAAGTCATAAAAGAATTATTCATAGTATTAAACTCAATAAGAGTATTATTGTTTTCGCTACCATCTGTAGGAATAGCAATATAGTATTTGTTATCAAGGTATATAGCAACGCTTTTATTAGCGTAGTTTTTGTTCATTCTACCTATAATGTTTTTTATCTTTTGCGAAACAAGAGTAGTGTTTGTACCGTCATAGTAATATATTCCATCAGAGTTTAAGAAGTAAGCTCCATTGTTACCAACACAAATACTCTTATCTGCTATAGCTCCATTACAACTAAACAATTCTACAAGTTGATAGTTACTAGGAGAGCTACCATATATCTTATAAGCACTTTTATTCTTGAATAACACAACGCTATTAAATATAACTTTCATTGCAATGATCTTAGAGCCGTCATAACTTCTTACATCAAGAAAACCACCGTGCATATTTATTTCTTCTTCCTCTGCAAGTGGGACAGTAAAGTCCTCTATATCAGCACCATTAACGTTAGCAGTAGAGAAGTAAACTCTATCGGGGTTGTCCTTATTTCCTGCTATCCAAAGCCTATCATAATGAAGTTCCATAAACTCACCAGTAGGAGCATAAGTGGTTATAGTGCTTTCGTTTTTATGTTCTTTACCGTCAGCGTCTATGTACCCAACGTGTTCTCCTTCATCATTATATTTTTTACGTCTGTTTTTTAATTTTCTAGTTTCCTTTTTGGAATGTAAAAAAGGAGTATCTTCTTTAGACGTAGCAACCATTATACGCTCACCATTATATTCAAAATTAAGAGTATCTAATTTTTCACCAGATATATCGTATATTTTTGTTCCGTCAGTTTTGCATAAAGATTTACCTTTACCACAAAGCACATATGCGTCTGAAACATCGTAGAACGCCATTAGAGAGTGGATATTACTATCTAAGGTATATTTTGTTGACGGCTCATTAAACGTCTTTAGAGAGCCTTCTGATATATCACAGTTATATGCCTTTACACTTTCATATTGTTTTATTAAACCTTCTGCGTAATATTCGTTAATACCACTTTGAAAACTAGGTATTTTGAATGAAGCTTCTGCCATAAAGTACCTCCTAATAATCTATAACTACGCTATCATTTACACAACTAATCATTTCTGCTTGTGTTTGTTCGTAGTTATTTATTTTCATAATATATCTATTTAAGAAGTTTTCTGATTCTTCTACCTTCTTTCTATGAAGCATATATTTGTAACAAGCATAAAGGCATAAAGCTTCATGTAGAAATATATTTAAGTCTGGTTCATCTTCATTTTCTATAAGTTCTTCTGGAGAAGTAGCATACACCATTTTAACAATACCACTTTTATTAGTTATTATAGAATTACCAACTATTTTATCTTCGTTAGTAAGCTCTGGTGAAGTAGAAACGACTTGTAGGCAATTATCTGGTAGCGTTATCGCACCCATTATTACTGGTACATAAGCAGTAGATATACGCTTGTCTATTTTTGCTAAATCCCTATATGCTTCGTTAATAGCACCTTTAACTATTATCTCTATTTGTTCATCTTCATCTACTTCGTCTATCATGTTATAAGTCAAATCAAGTAGTTGCTTAAAGTTCATAATATCACTCCTTAGTATAAAAGACGCTATTAAGCGTCTTTACTTAGTTCTTTTATTGTTCCCCTTAGATATTCATTACGAGTATTAAACTCGCTTCTTCTTATATTCATATCTAACATTTCTAAATCTTTTTCAGACACATCTATGTGAATAGTATCTCTTAGTAAATTAGCTTCACGTATTCTCTCATTTTCTTCTCTTTTTATTATCTCTTTAATATCTTTAATTATTGCCCATATTATTAATATATTTATCGGTAACACGACCATAAATGCGTTCCAATTCATTAATAATTACCTCTAAAGATTTCATCATACTTATCGTAAATACAAATCTTTCTTATAAAAGCTCCAACTGTCATATGTTCTCTTTCTGCAAGTTCTAAAAGTATTTCTTTCTCTTTTTGACTAACTTGTACAGTTATTCTTTTTTGTTTTAATTCTTCTTCTCTTTTTCTACCATACATTAACCGAACACTCCCCCACTACTCTTACCGAGCATATAATCGAGTAATAACCGAGGTTTTATTACCTAATACCACACTATTACCACACTATTAGTGTATTCGTAAGAGTGTGGTAATAGTACACTTTTATGGTGATAATTAAAAATCCATAACATCTGGAACATCTTCATCATCTAAAATTTTATCAATATTATTTGAATTATTTGTTTTGTTATCTTGCGTTTTTCCACCAAAATAAAAATCATATAAAACTTTTTTAACCTCTGCTGAACGATCTTCCATGCTATTTAATAGTTCATACAATTTTAAATCTTTTGTAGTAGCTTTAAAACTTATTGTTAAACACCTTTTTATCGCCATAACTTTTCCCCAATCTTCTTAAACCCTTTAACGTTATCAAATATGCAATCCGAGCTAATAATTAAATTGTTAAGTCTATTATTAAAAGCTTTTTTAAATATATTAGAACCACCACCAGTTAAAAGCACATAACCTTGACTAATATCAAAGTTTAATTGAAGCTCTTTAAAAATGCTATCAAAGTGTAATTTTAATATTTGTTTTATAAACCCTCTATCTCTTGTTTCACCATTTATAAATAGTTCTTTTTCTATTATTTCCTCTGCGTCCTCTAATGGTAGGTTAGTAGTATATTCTTCATTAACTACATTTACAACGTCTGAATAAACATTCAATATACCACTAGGTATTGTCTTATACTTCTTTATTTGTTTATTCTTGAATAAGCACACATCAGTAGTTCTTCCCCCTATATCAACTATAACTAATTGTTTAGTGTCTATTTTATGTCTAATATCTTTAGGAAGGTTATAATAAACACTAGCTCCTTCTGGTGCTACTGTTACATCACATATAGTTATATTTCTAGTATGTCCTTTGTGAATTATTTGTTTACATCTATTTTCTTTAATATAATCTATAAGCTCTTGTTTATTGTTCTTGTATTGTTGTATTGGAAGTCCTAACACAACTTCAAAGCACTCTTCACACGGGTGGCTTAATGCTAATGCACTAAATAATAGTGGCAAAGTGTTCTCTTTCAATGATTTGTTAAAGTCTGTTTGGAACTCTCCTTCGCCAACTATTATCTTTTTCCCTTCAAAACATATTTCCTTTTCACCGTAAAAGCCGTTACTTTCAATTACTTTACTTAAAAAGTGTAGATTTTCACTAGTTTTTACTGCATAATTACCTAAGTCTACTCCAATAATCATTTCTTCTTACCCCCATTTCAATTACTATTTATATATATTCAATTAAAGTCGTTGAATATGCTTAAAATTTAATATAAATAGTAAAATATGAAACATGAGTTGATATGTTTTGGTTCGTATTTTTTATCAAGTGTGAATTAATAAGTTCCCTCACTAATCCATGAAGTACCATTAAATACCCATGATTTCACATTGCCACTAGCAATGTTATTGTTAAATATTCTATCTCTCTTTTGCCATGTTCCAACAGTTGGAGTTGTATCTGCCCATATAGTAACAGTTCCATCTTGATTTTGAATAAACGATGATGGTGAAAGATAAGTATCTATATCAGCTTCGGCTCTATCTTCCCATTTTGTACCATTTACAAAAGTTCCTCTATCATACATTTTAGTAGTACATGGTGATAACATAGCACAACTATTATATAATCCTTTTGTTTTACCTCTGTATAATTTTACATTTGAGTTTGGTACTCCTGACATAACTATTAAAGCAGAAGAGCCGTTTTCTGTTAATGCTTTTTCAATTTCAGTACACCATGTTTTACCTATTTTTCTTGTTTCATCATACACTAAACAACATTTATAGTAATAAGTTCTTGTTGGTGAGTTCCATTTGAAATTAGCATCAGAATAAATTTGACTTAAATAAGGATTATTTTCTTCTGTTCTTGCTGATGGGTCAATTTTACATATAACTTTTTTGCCTTTTATAATACTATCAATTGAATTATTTAAGCTATTTTTATTAAAATCTTCTAAATCTTTAATTCTTATTCCATTTGTTGATCTGAAAGTTACATCTGTTTGTGGTAGCATATTTTTAAAACAATTTTTTATATGAATTTTTGAACCTGAAATATTTTTTATTTCTATATCATCAAAATTTGAAGTATCTGAATAATCTCTTTCAGAATAATAATTAAATAAACAATTTTCTATAATAAGATTACTAGTTCCATTTATAACAATACTAGGATTATTTGTCGGAGCAAATATATACATATTTTTCATTGTTGCATTTGAATTATTAAATGTAACATACCCAGATTCTAAATGTAGATTATTTAATTCAACCATACTTGAACCAATATAAATATTACCGTTTATTATGCCTTCAACTTTACAAGTGTTATGACCATTACCAACATAAATTATATTCCCGTCTGTACCTTGATAGAAAAAGTGTACATTTTTTACAACTCTGCAATCTCCCATCATTCCAGTTTGGATGGCATAATTTGTTCCCCATTTATTCCATATATTAATACCGTCAATTGTTACTATGTCAAGATAAATTTCACCACTAACTTTTACAACAACATCTAATCCCCATGTAAATATATTTTTAACATAACATTGTTCTCCTACAAATATGCCGTTATAATATTCTCCGTCAATGTTACCATAATGCTGAATGTTAAAGTTTTTAAATTCATTAAATACTAAAGAAGTTGATAAAATAGCATTTGATTTTTTGTTATTAAGTACAAAGGCATATTGTCCAGCAAGTTCTGAGCCTAACATTATAAAACAACCACAACCATCGACTTCTAATATAGCAGGAATATTAATGGTTTTTGTTAATTTGTACTTAGTATTAGATTTAAACTCTATTCTTTGACCACTTTTTGCGCTATCAAACATTAATTGTATAGCATTACTATCATCTGCTTCACCATCTCCAATTGCACCAAACATTTCTGGCGTTAAAATATTGTTCGTTTTCTTCTTATTTGTATCCAATTGCGAACCAAACTCATTTAATCTCTCACCTAACGTTTCTTTGCCACCTCTAGCGTCTATTACTTCGGCAGTAGCGTTAGTCTTAGGTATTTCGTTCTTGAAGTCGATTACTTCTTTATAAGCTTTATCTATGCTATCATACGCTTTATTTATATCTTGCAAATCAAATATATCTTCTTCCGTATATTGAGGAAGTTTTAAATTATTTGTTACGTTCATTTAATCACCTCTTATGTTAAGTTGAGGAAGTTAATGTTACCCCTCGCTCATTTTGTGTTATTTCGTAGTTTTTATCAAGTGTGATTTAAACACTAATCGGTCTGTCACCACTATGGCTTATAGGGAATGACCCACAAAACTCTCCTGCACTATAACTAGCATAATCACCTAATTGTATTTTACCGCTATTAGTCATTATTGTTTTTTGAACAATACCACCGCCTGTTTTTTCAGTAAGTTTACATTGAACTGCATATTCATAACCAGGGTTATTAGGTATTTTTATTATATCCTCATAATTAGGTAATGTGCTAAACTTTACCCAAAAATAACATATACCATTGACAACTTCTGCCTTAAAATTCTCTATTGTACCACCTAGTGGGGTAAGCGATTCTATCGGGAATGATAATGTGCCTTTTATGTTATACATTGGATAATTATTTTTAAAATAGCTTTCACAACAATGAACTCCGTTAGTTCCTAATATTATTGGCATGTCTTTGATACCATTATTATCTCTTGATGTAAAATCAATAAATGATAAATTACCAACTTTAGTTAGTGATTTACCGTGAACGTTGTTTCCATCAATTAGAATATTTCCGCCACCATACCAAGTCTTTATTTCTACTAATGATTTTTTAGCTGGTCTTGATTCTCCGTCATTTAATTCAAATTTATTATTAACTAATTGACAACCAAATGACCCACTTAAAATTATTGATGGTATTCCGTCAATTTCTTCTTGTATATAGTTATCAGAAATTAATGTGTTAAAGAATTTAAATTCATTAGATTTTTTACCGTAAAAATGATTTAAAGAAATAGTAAAACCTGCACAACTACCGTAAAAACCAACTTCACAACTTCCGTGTATTAGGTTTCCAATAAATTCACTATCGCTACCGTCTGTCCCATGATAACAATATTCGCAATTATAGAAGCCACAATATAAAATTTTATTTTCACCTAGCCAGTTTGTAGCACCTGCTTCGGCACTTATTGCTTTATAGAATTGATTAAATTTACAATTTATAAATTTATTAGCAAATGATTTTAGAAGTATTCCAGTACCATCTTGTTTTGAAGTAGATGAAAAACCAACCCCAAAAAATGTTACACTCCCTAGTTTATTTAATTCTAAGGTTGCTCCATTACTAAAATATAAGTTAGTGTTTTCTTGGTTGTATGTGTTAGTAGTAGTTAATAATGAGTTATGATTTGGACACGTTCCTATAACCATTAAACTGTTACTGCCGTTATAAACGATAGGTTTAGAGATATTAAATTTACCATCTAAAACAAGAATTTTATTGTTAATAGCACAATGTTTCATTGCTTCAAGAAGTTTACCACTATTATCAACTGCACCATTATTTTTAATACCACCTAGTTCAGTAAAACTAACACACCCGTTATTATTTTTAAATAATTTAAAATTATTCTCAATAGTATCCAATTGTTCGTTAATACTATCTATTTCTTCGTTAACAACATTTCCTTGTTCAGTAAGTTCAAATAAATTGTTATCAATCTCGTTAAACTTATTAAGTACGCCATCAGCGTCTATAGGCAAATCAGTAGTAGGAGTATCATCTTCACTTCCTTCTACGTCTTTTACGAAGTAATAAGCGTTTTCTTGTGCAGTTACGTGTTCATCTTCATCAACAACACTCCATACACTAGTATGTAATCCTGCATTTATTAAATGCTCTTTTTCAAGAACAATATAAGCGATACCATTAACACTATCTTTATGCCCTGCTAATATAGTGTCTATCGTTTTATCGTCATATATAATCTTAACCCTTACATCATAATCTGTTATGTCTAAAGGCTTCTTTTTATCATCTACGAATTGTGTTTCTAATTCTATACCATAATCGTTTTGAGTTACTATAATTTGTTTAGCCAAATTATCACCCCTTTATCTTATTTTCGTATTTCTTTATCACTTTTATTGTATTACTGTAAGTCTTATAAGGTACAAATCTACATACTTTAGCTTTTAATATAAAGTTTGCTCTAGGATTTTCTAACGATTTAAACTTTAAGGCGAAGCAGTTATCGTTATTTAGCGTTCTATTATAATCAAAAGAGTTTAGATCACTCTGTATGTTATTAACGTCTATTTGAATATCAGAGCCATAATCATTCTGACTTATAGCTCCGTACTTTAACCCTTGAAGAGTTGCACACTTATTAGTCGCTAATTTACCTATACTTATCATGGTAATTGTGTATACTCCAATTTAGTTAGAAATGTTCTTATACCTTTATCGCCTTTAGGTATTTCAGCAGATATGTCTATATAGCACTTCTCGTTGCTTCTAAGCGTTTCTTTTTGTATAGATATATTTTGATTACTTCCTACTAAATTAACGTTATACGCCTTGTGAGTGCCTAAATTCTTAGCGTATATTCTTTTTGTTAATGCATGAGTAGGTTGACCAGATATAACTCTAACATCTATAAAATATTTACCAGATATATCTTTCTTTAATTCTTTCTTACATGACGAATCGTGAAAGAGTTTTACTTTTGCTTGTCCTATATACATTTATCGTCCTCCTTGTGTTCGCAATATAAATCAATCGTGAACTAACCTACTTGCGTTCCGTCAAAATACCACCATTTAGTTCCGTCCCAAAACATTTTCTTTTTTCGTTCTAAGTCTAAATACTCTTGCCCTTTAAAATAACCTTGTGGTCTACTTGCAGTAGCACCTACTTTCTTAATGTTTGTTAAGTCAATATTTTTTGTACCTAAACTTGCAACAGTAGATTTTTCAAATAGGTTGCTTACACAACTAACATCAAAAATACAACCATCACTATCAGATGCATTTATAAATTTTGTTATTTTTGATGGTAAAGCGTTACAATCTTTTATTCGTGTTCTAGTGCTATCACTTAATTGTATACATGTTCCAATATGATTAAAATAACAATTTTCTATTAAGGTTTCAAATGCATTAGTACCACATAATATAGCTGTAGCATTTACAATCGGAGCGTCATATTGATTAAATGCAACACAACTAATTTTAGTAGCTTTTGAGTCTACTATTTTTATTACTGTTGTGTTCTCTGCAAAATATGAAATATTAATGTTTGTGATACTTATAGCTTGTGATCCGTCAATAAGTATTCCACTATCTTTAGTTTCACCCTCATAGTAACCACTAATATTTCCACCTAAACATGCACTACAATATATTCCGTTTGTAGTTTCTTTACCATATGCAGAATAATCACAATTTATTTGAAAACACATGCTATAGTATAAATAAATATTATATTTTTTAGCTCCAGTATACTGTCCATCTAAAATTATAAATTGATTACATGCTTTAATGCTCAAGCATGAATTAATTGCGTTAATTGAAATTGTTTTATAAAGTTGAAAAGTAAATGTTTTATAAATTTCAATATTGTTATAAAACTTATTTAAAAAACAATTTTTTGTAATAATATCTCCACTACATAAATAATAATATAAACAAGTTAATGTTTGACTCATACCACTATTAATAAATGAAATATGCTCAAATGTTACATGAATTTCATTTGTAAGTGATGAAGCAGACATATTAAATACTTTTCCGTCATTAGCATAACAATTAAACTTTACAGTCCTGTAATTTTCTCCAATTAGTTTAAAATTTTTGTTATCTCCAACTGTTAAATTACCATTTATTCTATATTGTCCACTTGGGAAATATAATGTAATATTATTTTTTGTATCAAAAATATTTTGAAGTTTTTCTGTTATATCATCATTACCAGTATTGTCAAAACCTAGTGATAAAACATTAATTAACTCTGTTATATTTTCTTTATCAGCTTTTAAAGTTTCAATATGTTCCAATTGTTCGTTAATATCATTTATATCTTTTTTTACGTCAGCTATACTATTCTCTGGCGAATCAAGAGTTTCTACTATATCAGCTAACCCTTGTATTTCTTCATCTATCTTCTCAAACGCTAAATTATTTATCTCTTTAGAATATAAATCGTTATCTTCTACGATAGGTAGATTTATGTTCTGTGTGTATCTCATTTAATCACCTCTAATAAAAAAGGAGCGAATTAACGCTCCTATATTTAATTATTCATTTATTTTTGTTTTAGTTCTAGAAGAAGAAGGATTTACACCTTTTGAACCAACGATACCTCTCCAATCAGAATATCCATAAGAATATCTCATGTAACCTCTATACTTAGCAACTAAAGTATCGAAATCTTCTTCTCTCTTAAACTCTGGTCTAACTCTCCAGAAGAAGTTTAATTCGTGTCTAGTAGAATCCATTACGAACCATGCAGTATCGCTTTCTAAGAACTCCATAACAACTATCTTTAACTTACCTCTAATAGAGTTAACGTTGTTTAATTCGCTATCTGGTTGATTAGTAGAGTTTAATAATTCAATAGCTTTGAACTCTAATGCAGGAGGAACAACTAATGTATCAGCTTTAAATACAACTTTCTTTCCTGCTTCGTCTTTTATACTTCTCATAGCTAAAATAGCTTTTTGTAAGTTTTCTTGATTTAATTCACCTTCAATTAAGTTAGAACAAGTTTCCCCACCTTTTAATAATGGGTGGTCTTTAGCGAATAATGGTTTATTGTCATATCCGTTTACAGTAAATCCATTTTTTAATAAAGAAACTGCGTCCATTTCAACCTTATATCTTCCTGCTCTAGCAAGGTCTTTAGGCATTTTTTCGATAACTCCATATTGCTCGTCATCTACCATTTTTCTTTCTACCATGAATCCTTGTGCGAACTCTTTATGTACGTAAATTCTTTCAAGTCCAGCAGGAATAGTTACATATGGTACAGTTGGCATTTCATTTGTTGTTACGGCAGTACCAGTTAAATCTTTGTTAATTGCAGTACCAAATTCTGCCCAGATTGGCATTGCTCCTAATCCGTAATCTACTTCTCTAGCTTTTTTAGAATTTTTAACGTGGAAAATCTTTGAGTATTGTTCTGGAACTTCGTCAAATGTTTCATAGAATAATTTTCTAAGTCCCGGTTCTAATAATTTACCAAAATTGGCTTCTTGATGTACTTTGTTACCTACCATGTGTTAATTCACCTCATGTATTTATTTGTATTTTGCGTAATCTTCGTAGCTCATTCCCATTAAATCAGCAACTCTCATTTCTTGTTGAGTTAAATTATGAGATACGGTTACTGGTTTTTCTTTTGTAGTACCTACAACTGTTCTAGTTGCTTGTGCGTTCTTCTTCATGTTTTCTGTTGCTTGTGCTAATTGTTCTTTTACTTGTTGTGCTATTAGAGTTTCTATGTTTGCACCTCTCATACCGTTATACACAAACTCTAAATCTTTAACGCCCATTTGTACTGCTTTATTTAATACTTCAACTTCGTTAAAGTCTTTGTATTTGCTCTTTAATTGTGAAATTTGATTATCTAAGTTTTGAACGAATATTTGTCTTTCTAACGCTTGTATTCTATCCATAGCAGGATTAACAATATTTGAAACATTTTCTGCTTCTGGCTCGTCCATTAATTTTTGTGCTAATGCAGGATTTTTCTTTAGATAATCTACAAGCTCTAATGCTTGTTTATTTTCTTCTCTAAGTTTGTTTAATTCTTCTCTTTGTGATATGTAGTCTTGTTGACGCATATAACCAGTTTGAAGCTCTTCTAATGTTAATTCTTGACCATTAACATTAAACGTTTGCATAGTTTGTTCTGGCTCTGTTTGAGTTTCTTGCTCAACAACTTCTTCTTGCTCTGGTGTTTCTTGAACTTCTGTGTCTACTTCTTCAACGTTAGTATCTACTTCTGTATCTACTTCTTGTTCTTCTGCTACCCAATCTGTAAACGCCATTTACATTACTCCTTTGATTTATAATTGAGCCGTTTTTATTAGAGAACGGCAAAACTCTTTTGTTATTATGATTGTTGTATTAAGGGCATAACTTCTGCTAACTCTGGATATTGCTCTAATAGAGCTTGTTGTTCTTCTGGTGGTAAAGACATTACATATTCAATTAATTTAATTAATTCTTCTTCTGTAGTGCCGTTATCATCACTTTGAGCAACGTTTTCCGTAACATTAGCTTCTTTATTAATATTAGCTTCTTCATTGTTTATATTATTCGTTTCATCACTTATTTGTTCAGTTTGCTTATTCATTAATGTTTGTATTAGTTGTAATTCTCTATCTTTTGCTTTTTCTTCTTTTGCAGATATATCTTTATTCTTTTCAATATCGTACTTCATTTGTTCTTTTTGCATTTCAAAGTTATATTTTTGTTCTGCTTTTTGCATTTCTGCTTGTGCTGACATTTGAATGTTAGCTTGTTGCTCTTGTAACATATTTTGTGAGCTTTGAGCTTGTTGCTCTGCTTGTTGTTGCTTAATAGCTTCAAACCTTGCTAATATTTCTTCTACGTTAGGTAACTCACTATTTTCTAATATAGTTTGTCTATCTATCATTGGTAGTCCATCTTCGGCAGGAGTTTGAGATAAGCTTATAAGTTGTTGTAATCTAGCGTTCTTATTAACAGGCATTGTACTACCACCAACTACGCTTATATCCCAATCACCATCAATTTCTTCACCAGAAAGAGAAGTGAATATAGGCACTTGACCATTGATTGGTGCTTGTACATTAAATAATTGTCCTTGTGCTTCCATATCTTGCGCTACTTGTTGGAAATCTTTTATGCTAACCATAACTCTAAGTTGTCTAGGTAATTCCCAGAATTGAATTATTCTTGATACCCAAAGCGAACCTAACTCACCTAACGCAGTTTCAAAATATCTCATTTTAAGTTTTATTCTACTTTGTGCTGATTGAGTTAATTGTTGAATAGCAACACCAGAAGTAATTGAACTAGGTCTTTCACCTCTAGTAATATCAAACACACCAGATATTATTTCTATATCTCTCTTTAGCATTTCTACTGTGTTTTGTACATAAGCAGGAATACTAGGTGGTTGTTCTCTTCTAACTTCTGTTCCTGGGTTTTTAGTAACGATAAGACCCGGACGATTAGTAAGTTTTCCTTTTTCTATTCCTGCGTTCTTATCTTTTACCCATTGACAATTAGCAGTAAGTCTAGCATTATCTATTATTTGATTAGTAAGATTATCAGCGTGTTTTTGAGGTTTCATTAATTGTTCGATTTCACCCATTCCCCAGAATTGGTCTGGTAAATCGTAATTCTTAAATACGATAAATGGGAATTTTCCATCATCATAAGGATTATCGCTATCATCAAGAAGAGTTTCCCCTGCGATTATTATTCTTCTTCCGTTAGGGTATTTAGGAGTTTTTTCCTCGATAATATCTCCATTCTCTTCTATCTTTCTTGTTATCATTTCATAATCTCTCATATAACATTCGATAACTAATACACTTTGATTAGAGAAATTAGAACTATCTTGTCCTAATATTAAATCTTCTTTATCTGGACGTTTAGTTTGAAGTTTTAATTCTTCTGCTTTCTCTGGGAATTGTTTTATTATTTTACCAACGTTTTGATAAGTTGCATATATAACGTAATCTGCTTCATCTATAGTTAACGCACTAGGATCTGGGAAGAAATTAAACGCACTAATAAGTTTAGGTTCTATATTACCTATTTTCCCGTCATTTCCGTTCCAGAATAACCCTATAATACCAGTACCTATTTGTAATGAAGGAAGAACGGCTTTAGGAACAAGAGTGTCCATTTTTGTTCTTTGCCATTCATAATCTAATGCTTGTTGTACTCTGTATGATTTATTAAAATCTTTTTCAAGTCTAGGCATAACTTGGAATTTAGGATTTTCACTAACCATGATTGGACGTATGGTTTCGCAAGTAGAGAATATGTAATTACTTACGTTATCTGACTTATAATCTGGTTTCGCAGTTTTATCCATTTCACCTTTATAAGCGTCTAAGCATTTTTTCCATAATTCTACGTATGGAGCTTTAGCTTGTTCAGAACGCTTAAACATATCAAGTACCATATTTACTGTCTTTTCTTCTTTGCTTATTGGTTCATATGGTGATTTCTTTTTCTTTTTGTTATCCATATTTTCCTCCTATATTGAGTAGTCAAGGAAAAGACTTTCCTCGTATTCTTCGTAATCTTCATCTTCATAATCTAAATCTGGTCTATCTATATTTCTTCTTCTTGAACGTGTATATTGTTCATCACTATTTTCAACGTCATAGTAATCTCCACGTCCTTCTAATATGATTTGTAACCATATAGCAAGTGCCATTACGGTATCATCATGACAACCATCTTGTGCATTAGTTTGTCCTTTATCATCTATAACGTATGTTAATAATTCTCTTAAAATAAGCTTAGATTTAATACCTATATAACCTTCTCTAATAAACTCTGCTAACTTATCTATCATTAAAGGTTTAGTTTTAGCATTTGTTGACCACCCGATTTTCTGAGTTAATTTGTCAGTTATCTGATCATATGTTTTGCTAAAATAAATATTATAGTAATCTTTACGTTGTATAGATTTAAGAGTTGTTAATCCGTGGTTATTGTTTTCTACGCCTATATAAGCGTCATTATAATATTTAGCAAGTTTAACAAGCTCTTCTCCGAAAAGGTCTGGATCAATATGACCATGCCACATAGCGTCAACTTTCATATCATCAGCATTACCAACAATACCAACACTATAGTCGCCATCTACTAACCCTTCTGCAACATCACCACCTATACAATAGAATTTATCCCTATTAGGTTTATTCCATATAGTAAGATAGCCATTTTTATTTTCTTCAAAATAAACTTGTCCTGCTCCGTTATAATGCAAGTTACCAGTTATACCATCTTCTGTGTGCTTTAAGTATTTCTTTAGTTTAGAAACGTTAAATCTAGGTCTACCCGAAGCAATAAAGGCTTCTTCTGGTGTACTAGGATATTCTTGTTGGAATTGTTCTATATCAGCATTACAGTTATTAGCTATACACCATCTACGCCACTTTAACTGTTCGTAAGACAAATCAATATCCCAATCCTTTTTAACCATGTTCATTAACTCTTTTTCTTCTGTGTATATTGTTTCGCCCCTATCTGTCTTATACGTATACTCTACTTCTGATATAAAGGCACTTCTTTCTTCTTCGTTCTCAAACTCTATTTTATATTCTGGGTCTATGAACCACGGCAAGAATATAGGAGTAAAAGCATTTTCGCCTTTCATAGCTTTTTCCCACATATCATAGAAATAGCCACCAATACCATTAGCCGTACTTTCTAATATAACGGCAGTATTTCCTTTGTTAGGAATAGTCTGCATAAGCCCTGTCATTAGTGTTTTAGCGTCCTCCCAGAACGCAACCTCTGACGCATGAAGATAGTGAATAGTTTGTGAACGTCCAGTTTTACTATTCTTAGCAGTTTTAATAGTAACCTTACTGTTTAGTCCTGGGTTACGCTTTACTTCTTCCTCATTCATGCTAGGATTAGAGAATTGAAGCATATCAGAGTTCATGATCTTCTTCATAGGTTTAACTACGTCTGGCATATTTTCATAGAACGTCTTGTACATATTGTATAAGTTTTGTGAAGCTTCATCTAAGTGGGCGATAATAGAAGAGGATTTATATGTCTGCGTTACTGTTTTCTTGAATATGTACCCTTCTGTGTATGTTGATATGCCCATTTGACGTGCTTTTAAAATAATAAGTCTTACTGGTTTATTTTTTGCTTCTAACTCTTTTATAACGTTATCAACAATTATTTGTCCTGCATTTAGTTTAAAAGGTACAAGTTGTCCTTCTTTGTTTATTATTTTTAGGCAATTTTCTATGTATAGCCTATTATCTGTCATTAATCTTTTTAGTGCATTATTACTCACCTTGTTCTGTCCTTTCTAACAGTATTTCGTATTTGTCGGATAAATCCTTTGCAATCTTCATATAGCCTGGTAGGATAATAGCCATAGCATGACCAAACGTTTCATAATCGTTACTTTCTCCTACATGAGCTAAATACGTATCATATATTGTTCTGTTGTAATCTTCTATTACATTCATGCGTTTATTACCTCCCAATCTTCTGCCAACATATCTGTTTGAGAAGCTAACCAAGGTACTCTACTTTTTGGCGCATTAGGGTTATTAGTTTTAAGTCCTAACGTATCAATATAAATATATGGTTGTGTCATAAACGAATTTTCGTCTGGTACTTGTAACGCTAAGAATATTCCATCACCATTCCAACCTTTTCTTTTTACTTTGTTACCGTTCTTTAATTCTGTTAATGCTTGACCAAAATCCATACATTATTCTCCTTTCACGCATACATTACTTGATTTAGTATAAGTATCTACGTATGTTTCGTTTTTATCTCCGTTATGAGTTACTTCCCAATAAACACCGTTAATAACATCAGTTGATATTAACGCTTTCCAGTTTTGAAGTGTTTTACAGAACCATACTATGTACATTTCTTCTGCTAATACTTCGTTTGTTGTTTGCTCAACACACTTTTTTGCTTGTTCTAAAAAATAATTATTATTCATATTTATTACTCACTTTCCACCGTATAATCGGCATTTATTATTTCGTTTAATTGTTCTTCAAAACTCTTATGAGTTATAGTTACTTCTTTCTTCATGGTTGCTAAGTGACCACATCTATCTAATACGTCCTTAGACGCTTGGTATCTTACTTTATCATCATCACTATCCATAAGCTCATTAATAGTCTTTAACGCCTTTTCTCTCATAGCTTTTATGTTTTGATCCACTAATTGCGTTTCTACTTTTTGATAATGGTCTATAGCTTCTAACACTTTTTCATCACGTAAGTATTTATTAACTGTAGTAGTTGTTGTGTTAAGTATCATTGCTATTTCTTTCTTAGTGTATAAACCACTACACCAAAGTTGCATTATCTTTTGTGCTAAAGGACGTTTTAATGGCGAATCGTTAATATCCAATACCATTAAGCTTTCATTAGAATCTACTGTAGTATTCATTAACAACACCTTCCTCCATGTCAGCTTCCATTTCTTCTGTTATTATCTCAACTTTATTTGTTCCGTTAGTTATGTTCTCTTTTATGTCGTGTATAACTTTAAGTGATTTGTCTTTAATTACTGTTACTGTAAATAGTTCTGTCGCTAATATAACAAGCCATACTGTTATTAGCAAAATTAACATTTCTACTGTACTCAAATTTATCACCACCTTAATTTTAATCTACTGTTATAGTATTCCTTTTATGGTTGTTATGTACAAATACGCCCCCTTACGATACCCCTACACCCATTTTTTGTTTACCCTACACTTCCCTTTTGAGAAGAGAGAAAAAAATAATTTATATATAATAATCTCCAATGTCAGAGCTAAGTAACATCATTTTCGTTCCCTGGGTACGTTCTACCCTCCCCCTACGCTTGTGCGAAGAGGTCGTGTCATCGCAACGTTTTGCGCTTCGCTTAACGTTACTCATGTTATCTACGCTTCGCTGCGATAATTAGCTTCGCTAAGTGGTTGCTTCGCAAGGTCTAACATACTTACGTATGTTGTGTGGTAAGTGTTATCATCGCTAGTACAAGTTACGCACTTGCTAAGCATTTGGAGGTATAACATGAATACTAATTTAACAGAAATCAAAACATACTTCAGATATGAAGTAAAATACATGTCATTAGAAGAGCTTGACATCGTATACAATACACACAACAAGAGAAAGGCTGAACTTGAAGCAAAGCTAAACGAAATGTACTTAGATTCAAAAGAACTAAGAGAATTATCTATTTGTAATCAAACAATTGAAAGAGTTTTACCTTACTTAAACGCTAAATTCGCTGAATTTCTTTCTAGTGAATCTCAAGATGCTGATTCAACTATTGATGAATCTCAAGACGCTGATTCTACATCTGATGAATCTCAAGACGATAATTCTACTACTGATATGTGTGATGACACTACTACTACTGATGTGTGTGATGACGCTACTACTTCTTGTGAAGAGGATTCTTGTTCTGCTCACTCAACTAACTTAACTGAAACGCAAACAAACGCTACAGAACGTACTCATTCCATTTCTCAAGCGACTAATTACGTCCTAAGTGTTTGTAAGCGTTCAGCTAAGTGGATTTTCGCTCGCTTCTTCACTACTCACTAAAGTGAGCTACGTGATTACTTTCATAAAGTAATACAAACAATAACTAACACAAAGTTTTTCACTAGTTGCTTAGTATACACTTAGTCGCTAATTTGATACATTCAGTTAACACTATCAGACGAAACAAACTCGCTCGATAGCGTTGCTTATATATATATCTTAGATTTGTTTCATCATAAATGATTACACAAATCTGAAAAGCTTTCAGCTTTATCAAATCAATAGAATCTAATAAATAATATTAAGGGCGATAAGCAACGCACAGTAAAACAAAAAAAAACGCTTAGTCAATGCTCAAAGTCAAGCACGATCTAAGCGTTTATCTAAACACTAAAATAAAACGTGCTTGACTTCAATCATCAACAAGCTAAGTTAAATAAAATTAAAAATAAAAAATATATATATAATTCAAGGAGGGTTCAATTATGAACAATACATTATTAAACAAAACAGTTAAGGAATTAAGAGAAGTTGCTAAATCACTAGGATTAAAAGGAGTTTCAAGATTACCAAAAGAACAATTAGTACAAGCTATATCAGTTGCTATCAATAACAAAGCTCAACAAGAC